CCTCCTCCACCTGCTGTTTTTGCAGTTACATTTCCTCCACCATTTACAGTTACAGCATTAATTGCAACTGTTTTAGCACTTGAGGCATGTTGTGTAACTTGTAATGTAAATGTTGAAACTCCATTAGCAGGAACATTAGTAAAATCTATATCTGTAATGTTCTCTGTAAGAGTTATAGATCCTGTGTTTCCATTATTCATATCTATAGCTACAACTCCACTAGAGCTTGTAACTGCTACATCAACTTCTGAATAATCTTTAAGAGCAATACTGTCTATTGTTGAATCAAGATTAACTGTTACTGTTCCAGAACTACCACCTCCATTTAGGTTAGTTCCTGCTGTAACTCCCTCAATATCTCCTGCTTCTGCACCAATCCAAGCAGATCCACTCCAAGCTTTGAGTAAGTTTGCTCCTGTGTCATAAAATACAGTTCCCTCTACTTTGTTTGTAAGAGCAGTGTTTGCTGCACTTTCACTTGCAAAAATAAAAACAACTGAATCTTGAATGTCTTGAAACCTAGCTTCAGTTACTAGATCTCCTGTACTCCAATCAAACCATCCACCTGCTGCCATGTTAAAATATCTCCTTTAATCTTTTTTAAGTATAACTTATGTTTGTGTCTATTCCTAACTTAGAAACTCCTAGAATCCAAGCTCCTGTTTCTGCAGGAGATAGTCCTATTTGCCAATTCCAAGTCTTATTTCTAGCATCAACTTTATGCTTTATTCTCTCTATAAACAAATCATAAGTTTCTACTGTGCTAGATGGTGTAGTAACTTTTGCTTCAACAAAGCTACCTATATCTAATCCTAGAGCTTTAGCCCATAATCCTGTATTTTGTTGTGGAGCAAAAGATAAGCTTTCTACAGTTGTTTGAGGTATGGAGTTAGCTACTACCTTTTGTTCTGCAATAGAAGCTGCATCTGCATTAGATACATTTAATGTACTAGATTCTGTTAATACATGAGCTCCAAATCTCTCAACTGAGTCTGAATCTATAGCAACTTGAGTAGATCCACCTGTTCTTGTTCTCTGTACAGTATTGATTATTTTTGAATCATCATAAGCAGACATAATATCTACATAAGGCAACTCTCCTCCACCCTGTCCAAAAGTAGCACTAGGAGTTGTTGTATTAGTTAATCTATAATTTCTATCTCTAAAAGTAGCATTACCATTACCAGCTATAAAAAATGTACCATTTTCTGCTTGTTCAACTTTCCTTATAGCTGTTAATAAGTCATCTGTATCTGGTTGAGTTTGCACTTGTAACTGTCCTGTAGATATTGCCTGATTACTATATCCAAAGCTATCAAGTATGTTTTTAACCCTTACAGAGCTTAATTCCTGTGCTTGAGTAAGTGTAAGCCTAGTTGTAGATCCTAGCTTAGATATACCTAATCTCCATCCAACACCATCCAAAGTTGCATTAAAGAAAAGCTTAAAAGCATCCACTACTCTAATTTTAGTTGAGGAATCATAGCCCTGCCCTGCATACTGTACAGGAAAGCTCTCTACAAAGCCATGAAATAGATCATAAGTTGTTGAATCATATACAGCTCTAATTCTTAATCTTTTAAGTGGCTGTATTTTTGTTCTGCCTAATGATGAATCAAAGTAATGTGTTGATTGATTAGGAGAAAATCTATTATCTCTGTTATCTAAAACAACTGTTGCTGTTCCTGTTTGGAACTCTGCTAAATCTGATATTCTCCCCCTAGTTGTTTCAAAACTTCTTAAATAAGCAGTAACATCTGTAAATGTTTGAGAACTATCTAATGGATTACTGTCAAAAGCTATTTCACAAGTTAAAGTAACATTAGAATCAAAAGCAACACTCATTGTCTAACTAAAAAGGCTTTGCCCTGATTTTGTATTCTTGTATTTACTTTCTGAAAAGTAGTTGCAATAGTTTCCTCATCTATAACAACTTGAGTTGTTAAGTTAATATCTTGATTACCAGATTGTAATACTGTTGATTGATTAGATACTGTATCAGCAGCATTTACTGCACCTGTAGAAACTTCAGCAAATCCTCCACCCCCTGCCATTTCTACAGCTCTAAATTGTCCTAATAATGCTCCCTGATCTATAAGTTTTTGATTAGCATTAGCTTGTTGATTAGTTAGATCTATTGAATTTACTAACTGATCATTCCTTTTCTTTATTGCTAATTCTTGATTTTTTATAGCAGTTTGTAAGTTATCCTCTGCAATAGTTAAAGCATCTTGTGCAAGTTTTAATCTATCTGAATCATTAGCCAATTCAAACTCAGCTTCTGCTAGTTCTGCTTGTGCTAAAGCTAGATCTAATGCAACATCTTTTCCTGCTTCTTGAGCTTGTGTTAATAATGCTATTTTTGTTTGTAGTTCAGCTTTTGTTATTGCTGCTTGTGCATCATTAACATTTTCTTGTATTTGTAGTTCTTGTAGTTCTTTAGCTGCTTGATTTCTATTTCTTTCTGCAACTGCTATATCATTATTTGCAGAAGTAATTAATTTTAAAAGTTTGTTTCTATCAGTTTCTAATTGAATATTTGTTAATAATAAGCTATTTTGTTCTCCAAAAAGAGGATTCAAAAAATTATCTATAGTATCTGAAACTTTTTTATATTGTACTTGTTGCTTTAGACTAGCTTGTCTAGCTTGTTCCTGTTGTTTGTTAAGTAACCCCTGAGCAATAGAAGCTTGAATTAAGTTCTCAGCAGTTAAATCTGTTGTATCTTGAAAAGCTCTAAATTCATCTGCTAGATCTTTAATAGTTTTACCAGACTTAAGAGCAAAAGTTCTTTCAAAGAAAGGTAATTGTTTCAATCTTTCATTAGCTAAAGCAAAATCTCCAACAGCTTGTGCTAGTCCTGCAAAGCCATTAATTAATATAGGAGCTACATCAAAAGCAAATTCTCTAAATATTGGTAGTAATTCAGCTGCAACAGGAATTAATTCCTCTCCTATTTCCTCTCTAAGTTGTCTAAGTTCTGCATTTAAAGCTCTAGATTGATTAGCAAAGGATGCCTGAGTCCTATCAAGATCCCCAATTTGTACTGCTGCTTTACTTTGAATTAATGCAAGAGTAGCCAATGCCTTATCTTGTCTGGTTAATTCATCTGTGTTTCTTTTAGATGTAATTTCAAAAGCTTTAGATTGTACCTCAGCTTCTGTTATAGCTATACCATAAGTTTTAAGAGCTTCTCTTTCTCCAACTAATGCTGATCTAAATGCTTGAAGTACAGGCTCTGCACCTGCTGAAATGTTAGAAAAGGAAGCTACATCTGCTGCAATCTTTGTAAGTTCTATTGAAAGATCTGCTGAGGCTTCTTGTGTGAAACCTATACCCTGTGCAACAGCACCTAATGTTGCTTGAAGTTGTTGTGCTTCTCCTACAGTTAATCCTGCTTTATTAGCAAAATCCTCTAAAAATAATGTTGCTCTAGCTGCTGCTGTTCCAAAAGTGGTATCAAAAGCTGCTCCTGCTTCCTCTGCTGATACTGCTGCATCTAATGCTGATTTTGAAAAGTCTAATAATGATTTTGCAGCAAATATTGCTCCACCTGCTATTGCTGCTTTACCTAGTCCAGACATACCAGAAGCAAACTTTGCATTCTCTTTAGTTCCTTTTTCAACAGATTTATTAAAATCTTTAGTAGAATTAGAAACTTTATCTAAACCTCTTGAAGTTTTATCTGCTCCTGTTAGCTTTAGGAACATCTCCAAAGTTGCTCTAGCCATTATCTCCTCAGTTTTCCTCTAGCATTAGCTTCTGTGATAGCTTTCTGCTCTTTTTTGTTTCTATCTATGTAGTATAACTTCCAAGACTCAAATTCTTGCATACTCATATTTTTTCTAAGAGCATCTACTGTCATGCCTAAATCTAAAGCTAATCTAAATTCAAAAGCCAACTCTGTATTATTCTGGAAACTCAGAGGCTATAGAAGCCTGATCCTCCTTAGTCCAAGCCATACACCTATAAATACCTATTAATATTTTGTCTATTATTGCAGGTGTAGCTTTGCTATAGAACTCCTCAACTTGATCTAAATCATCTAGTTGTGGCTCTTTTAAGCCTTTAAGCAAAAGGTGTTTTTCAAATAAGACTTCATCTCTTATTCCATCTGTTTCAGATAGTTCATTGATTTCTACTGCATCAGCTTTAGTTAAACCTGTAACTAATACTGTTGCATCCCATTCAGGTATTTCAATCTCTTTCTCTGGTAAAGATGGTGCATTAGATATATCATCCATGCTAAGTCTTTTCATGATAACCTCTTTTCTGTTGTGAATTACTTAAGTTATATTTTAAGCAGTTCCCTCAGTTACATCTCCACTAACTTGAAAAGCTGCTGAGAAGCTTACTGCTCCTCCTACATCTGGTGTTCTGTCATAAGATGTCATTATTGCTTTTCCTGAAGCTTTAGGATTTCCTCCTGTAGTTCCAATTGGATAGAACTCAAAATCTCCCTCTACTCCTAGTATAGCTTTGAGATAACCATCAACAGTTGCATCAAAAGAGCCTGATATAGTGATACTTGCATCCTTTAGTCCTGCTACAAAAGCTTTAGAACTATTAGAAAATGCAGAAACTTCAGCTACATCAGCAGTTCTTGAAACAGCAACATCTGTTAAAACATTAGAAATATCTCTTAATGTTCCTCCAGAGTCATCTATTTTAAAAGCTGCACTTTTTCCATGTGTAAATGTTGGCATTTATCCTCTCCTCTATTTCCTTAATTTATCCCTGTGCAAATCCTATAGCTACTGTAAAACTAGGAGTTGATCCTCCTATTGTTAGAACAGCTCTAGCATACCTAGCAGGAGCACTTGCACTTGTCTTTAATTCTGATGTCATTCCTGTTGCCTGAGTAAATGTAATATAATCAGAAAAGGAACTATTATCAGAACTTGTTTGAATCTTAGCATCTAATGTTGGGCTAGTTCCACTTGCTGCTGTAACATGTAAAACTGCACCTCCTCCATTAGTACCTGCTGCTCCAAAATCTACTGAGGTTTGTGTTGAAGTTGATGTAAAAGCTGCAGGAGCTACCATACTTTTACCATTAAAAGCATCCCCATCAAATTGAAATGCTACTGCTACTGAAACTACTGAGCCTACATCTGCACTTCTATCATAAGAAGTTGCAATAGTAGTTCCAAAAGACACAGCATCCCCTCTGGTATATCCAATAGGTGCTATAGAGAATGCTGCCCCAGATCCTCCAAGTTGAGCTAAATACTCTGCATTGGCATCTGGGCTAGATGTTGTAAAGTAACCTGATAAGGTAGCTGTGCCATCCTTTAAGCCACTTACAAAAGTTTTTGATGAATTAGAGAAAGTGCTTGTTTCAGCTACATCAGCTGTAAGTGATAAACTAGCATCTGTTAGTGTATTTGAAAGATTTGTATTATCTAAAATTACTACTGCATCTTTACCATGTGAAAAACTAGGCATCTATTTCTCCTCTATCCAAGCTTCATTTTCAACTGTTGATGGATCATCTTTAATAAATTTACCATCATTAGTTCTAGCTCTTTTCATTTTACTATTAACTTTTTCTGCTGCATTATTCTTAATCAATGCTTTAGCTATTTTATCAGGCAAGTCTAAAACTTCTCCTGCTTCTGCTCTTACTTCTTTTTTATCTAGTAGGAAATCACTTCCTAATAATATTTTAATTTTCATGCTATTACCTCTATATTAAATGTTACACCAAGATAGCTAGTTCCCTGTGTTACTTCATATTCTCCATAATCAGTTGCACTTATTACTCTAACAGACATAGCTGCACCACCCAAAGTTGGATCTCCCTCAATAGCAGCTTTTATAGATGTTGATCCTGTTGAGGCTAAGTAAGCATCTACCTCATCTTGTGAAGTCTGAGCATCAATTCTTGATATATACACAACAATAGGAATTTCATAAGTATCTGCACCTCTAGCCATTGTTGAATCATAATTAAGTGTATTTAATGGAGCTACTAGAGCTATAGGAGGCACTATATAGTCTGGAACAAACTCACTTGCAGTAAGTCCAGAAATAGTTTCTAATCTTGTTTTAAGTCCATCTCTAATACTTGTTAAAGCTGCCATTATCTAACACTCCTAGCTATATCTCTTGCAATCAATTCTAACATCTCTTGCCCTCTGTCCTTAATCTCTTTCTGCTTCTCATAGACTACACCACCAATAAATGGCTTCATCTTTAAACCTCTTTTAGATATTGCTCTAGCTACAAGAAAAGGATTCATTTTAGGTTGTCCTCTCTTAGCCCACCTAGCAAGACTAGATCCCTCTTGATATGGTGGAAAGAATGGTCTAGTTTTCTTAACAGGGCTAAATCCTCTATATATTGGCTTTCCATGAATAAATGGAGCATATTGTTTATCTGTAGCTAATTTAAAGCCCTCTGACATTCTAAGTCTGTTTGTATTACCTAACTTAGCTGTAAATACACTTCTCCTAGTTGCTCCTGTGTTTTTATTACCTCTACCTGCTTGAGATCTAGGAGATGGATTATTTGATAGTGCATTTAAAGAATCTTGTTTAAGTTCTTTTGCTAGTTCATTAAAATAATCTGTACTTCTTTTATTCCAGATTGTCTGTGCATTTATAGATCTAGATAAGTCTAAAGCTCCATTTAGAGTAAGTTTCATCTGTCATACTGTCTATTGGTATTTATTGCAGTAAGTCCTACATATGGTCTGCCTGATGCAAGAGTAATTGTTGTTTTCTTAAAAGTTTTAACTAAATTCTTAACATCTGGATCAAGTTCTGATAAAAATACCACAGCAGGTTGTCCTGTTTCTGGATTACCAGAAAAACCCATTGGGCTATTTTTTCTCTGAAAGTATCTTGAAGCTTGAATTAATGTTGCCTGTGCAACTGCTGCAGGAACAGCATTTGATCCCTCTTGTATTGGGCTACCAAACTTAGCTGTAATTGATAATCCCTGCCTGTGTTCTGTTGGTAAAACTTTACCTGATTTCTCTATAGCCATAATTATTTTAGTAAATGGCAAGATTGGATCTACTTTATCTGCATTATAAGGAGCTAAATAATAATCTGTGTTAAGAGTTAATGTTTCATTTACTGAGCCATCAGCATTAAGTGTTTTTACTATAAGACCTGTTGTTGTAGCTATATCATCAACATCTGCATAATCCATAAATTCACAATCATACAATCTAGTTTCTACTGCAGCAGATATAGTAAATTGCCTCCCACAGTAAGAATCAATAGCAGCAGAAGCTGCATCTAGTGCATAATCTAAATTTGTATCTTGTGTTGATCCTGATAAGCCCATCCAAGTCTTTAAGGTGCTCTTATCTATATATTGATGACTCAATATCTACTCCTTAAAGTTATTTATTTTCTGATGGCTTTACAGCTTTTGTTTTAGGTGCAGGTGCTTTTTTAGGTGCAATCTTTACATCAGGTACAGGATCTCCCATACTTGCTATAAGAACTCCACTTTGAAATGGGCAATTTTTACCTTTACCAAATTTACCTGTGGCACTATCTTGCCAAACAAAATCTGATTCTTTTTCTATAAATTTCATATTTTTATTCTCCTCATGGAAAGCAGAGCCAATCACTTCATTACTCATAACAAAAGATTGACTCTGTTTATTTTCCATATTAATTAGTTATTATTCAATATCATTAATTCTTGTGAAAGCTTGTGGCTTATACACAGCTAAAGCATATCTTAAAGATGCTTTAACAGTAAGGATATCTTTGCCAAAGTCCCCATCAGCAGCAGAGTCTGAGATTTGTAATTCCATTCCTCTCCTGAATACATGGTTAGCAGCTAAAGATCCACCAAACTTACCTACAACTACATCAATAGTTGTAGAAACAGCTCCACCAATTTGTGATGATTTCACAACAGGTAATCCCCAAATAGTTGGGCTACCTGCTTGAGCAGATACACCAAGCATAAAGTTATTGTTGCCATCAACTTGTCCAGCAAGTGCTTCATAAGCAGCTGGGCTCATCAAGATAGCATCTGGAGCTAATTTTCCATTAACTTCAATATCTTTAATACCCTGTAGGATTGTTCTCAATTTACCACCTGCATTAGCTGGATATGCTCCTGCTGTGTAAGTGATTGTATTGATTCCTGTTTGTTGTGTAAGTCCTTTAATATCTGGAGCTACACC